CGAATTGCTACTGCAAGAAACAATCCATTTCATGTAGGTGGATCAGAGAATGCTCAATCAGATGTAGATTATATTAAAAAGCATTCACCATGGCCAGGCGGTTCGGAAGAATGGCAAGATTCAAAACCAGGTTAGTAAGATGAATAAACTTGATGAACTAAGCGATCAGTTTAAAAGGAGTCTTAAGGATGAGTTATTGGATAGAGCTGGAAAGAAACATAAAGAAGCTAAGACTTATAAAAAAGTAATGGCAGCAGGAAAACAAGCTAAAGAAAAGTTAAAAGATCCTAAAGGAATTAGAGGTACACACAAAGGTAAGTGGGGATATTATAAAGGCGGTAAGTTTAGACCAGATTAAGTTGGCTATATAGGGTAGAATTTATCTATTACTATGATTAATTTTTTAATGCCTATAGCGATCAGTATCATCAACAAAGCAGTTGATAGGATACCTGATGATCTTGATTCTGTAATTAAAGATTTCGTGATTAAGTTGCTTAAGAGAGCTGCTGCAAAATCAGGAAATAAAGTTGATGATGAACTAGTCAAAGCAATTGAAAAAGCTTTACTAGAAAGTTGATATTTTTACAATCTAGAGTCCACTTTTATTATAAATAATCTTAGATACAACGCAATTCTGGGAGTTAAAAATGGCACTTTGGGGAGTTACTGACGCAGATGAATCTAAGCCTAAGTGGGCTGTAAGAGGTGGTGCAGTTGACCCCTCAAATATCTTTGCAACCGCAGATGGTTGGGTACTTAGACACTATAAAAATGCTGCTAAATCAGCATACTGGGATGAGATTCTCGTTTCTGTAGATGGTTTAGTTGGTGCAGGTGGAAGAGGAACCGATACTATTGCTGCTGCAGATATTACTGCTGTATTCTTTGAGGAGACTACATACGCTGCTGCTGCAACTGGAACTGTCGTTGTTATATACAACGAGTTAGTTGATGTAACTAACGGTGCTACCCTTGTAGTTACTAACACTACAGACAGTGCAAGTATAACTGCTACTGCTGCTGCACAGACCAGCACAAACCGTGTTGAATTTACATTCACATGTGCTGCTGCAAATAAGGTACATACTATTGGTGCTCAGACAATCTCTGGAACAATTAAGGACGCTGGTACAAACACAGCATCTGATAAGGTATTCGTTCTAGGTGATACAATCGGTGCTGGTGGTTCTGGTTCTACTAAGACAATTACAACTACTTAATAAATGACATTTGACGAACTGAATGAGGAAACTTACATTCTGTTCGCCATAAAGCATTATGAAAATCCTCATTGTGTTACACGTGAGGATTTTGATGAAGACATGAAGCGTTTTAAATATTTGAAACGACTTCTTAAACGTTATGTAAGAGGTGGTCCTTTGAGAACCCACCTGATAATAAATCATCTCATCATACTTTATAATGTTTTTGGTGAAGCAGCTACTCCCCTTCTATTCTTTAGACTAGAAAGGGAGTATTGGTCTTTATTGAAGACTATACTAATCTATTTGAATAAATACCCTATAGGAATGCTTCCAGATTTGGAAGTTGATGAAGACGTAACAGAGGAGCTTACTAAGATATGACTTTAATGACGACTGGTTCTACTCCTAGTGCAGCAGGATATAGTGAGAAGTCCGATCCTACTGGTCCTGTAGCAGGTGTTTCTCCTAGAATAAATTTTCGTGCCAAAGTAAAGGATAAGAAGAAACTTGTTCATCCAGACAATAAGTTGAAGGAGAATGCTGAACCTAGTGGTCCAAGATCACGACTGTTCCAATACAAAGTTAAGATTCCTAATGTAGGTGAAACTATTATCTTTGCTAGTAATCCAGCAGAACTTAGGATAAAATTACGTATGAGTATCATGCCTAAACTCAGACCTGGTATTGAGATTGAGAGAATCCTTCCAGCAAATGCTGCTAAGTATTGGATGGACAGACGTATGAATGCAATGAGAAATGTTAATGAGGTTAAAGGTGATGATGCAATGCAGCAAGACATGGCACGAGGTAAGATTGCCATAGAGAAGAAGAAAGTTATGCTTAAGAAACAAGCAATGCAAAAGCAACTTCAACAGAAAACTTTGAAACTTAAGAAGCAAGCGAAAGTGGGTGGAGTTAAACAGGACGTAGACGCAAGTTAAATGGGATTACCAGAGATGCCTTACGACGAATGGTTTGATGATAAGAAACCACACCCCCATGATAGTATGCCAATAGCTACAAACGATTCATATTCATCACGTCATGAATCAACACCTGAGTTTGAGAAGGGTGCTGAAGAGACTGTAACTATGCATGAGAAGATGTATAGGATTGCAACGTCAAGGAATAATCCATTTCATGTTGGTGGATCTGAAAATGCTCAGAGTGATGTAGATTATATTAAGAAACATTCCCCTTGGCAAGGAGGTTCCGAGAACTTCCATGGCTGAAGGTGTTAATGCTGCTATTTTAGAACGACTGGAGAAGGTTGTTCAATCTCTACAGGATAATTCTGTAAAGATGGGACAACTTCTTGCTGTTCATAATGAGAAGTTGGACAAGCAAGACCGTATTGATGCAGTATTATTTGAGAAAGTAGATAGTGTTCATAGAGAAGTAAACCGTAGAGCAGAGGAGATAAAGAAAGGTTGTGAAAGGGATATCAGAAAAGTTGATGACCGTCTTAGGGCAATGGAGAAGAAGATGTGGACTATTTGTGGTGCTGTTTCTATTATATCTTTCCTCGTTAGTCCACTCGGACAAGGACTCATCAAAAACTTGACAAAAAATATGGATACAGGTATGATGGAGAGACCTTCACTCCATCGTAGTGTCTGAGTTTGTAGATGCACATTATGTAACCCTATTGTCTGGGAGACTAGACAAGTTTACACGCAAGAAAAACGATTTGTACAACTTCCGTTGTCCTTATTGTGGTGATTCACAAAAGCACCGCAACAAGGCTCGGGGGTATTTTTTTCGTATCAAAGCAGACATGGTATACAAATGCCATAACTGTGGTGTAGGAAGGACGCTACCAAACTTCCTTAAGGATCAGGCACCTGATCTCTATGATGAATATATCATGGAGAGATACAAGAGTGGTACAACTGGTAAAGGATCTTATGTTCCTAAACCAAAATTTCAGAAACCAGTCTTTCATAATTTTACAGACACTGGAGATCTTGAATGTATTGCTGATCTAAATAATGAGCACCCTGCAAAGAAGTACTTAAGTGATAGAAAAATTCCTGAAAAATTTTTCCGAGAACTCTTCTTCACAAGAAGATTCTTTACTTGGTGCAAGCAACAGAAACCATCGTTCGCACAGGTCACTAAAGATCAGTCTCGAATCATTATCCCTTTCATTAGAAAGAACGAAAGCGGATCTCAAAGATCTGAAGAATGGTTCGGATTCCAAGGAAGATCCCTCAACTCAAGAGACCAACTTAGATACATAACTATCATGTTGGATGAAAATGAATCTAAGATTTACGGACTCAACAGGATCAATGAAAAGAAATCAGTCTACATTGTCGAAGGACCGTTCGACTCACTCTTCTTGGAAAACTCGGTTGCTATGGCTGGCTCCGATGTTGATTGTAGGGCGTATAATTGGAGCGATTATATTTACGTTTATGATAACGAACCTCGTAACAGAGAAATCTGTGCAAGAATCTCCAAGTCAATCGACAGAGGAGATAAGGTAGTTATCTGGCCAAGTGGATTACAACACAAAGACATCAATGATATGGTTCTAGCTGGACAGGATGTGCAATCTCTGGTACAATCTAATACGTATCAGGGACTTGAAGCACAAGTTAAATTTACTAATTGGAAAAAGGTATGACACCAAACAAGATTAACGTTGTTAAGAGAGATGGTAAGAGTACACCTCTTGATTTAGAACGTGTTCATCATATTGTTGAACATGCTTGCAGTGGTCTTGCAGGTGTATCAGAATCACAGGTGGAAATGAATTCTGGATTACAATTCTTTGATGGCATTAACACTAAGGATATCCAAGAGATTCTTATCCGTTCTGCTAATGATTTAATTACGTTAGAGAATCCTAACTATCAATACGTTGCTGCTAGACTTCTTCTGTTTGGATTAAGGAAGTCAGTATATAAAGGACATCCTGACAAGCATCCAGAACTTCTGGATCATGTTAAGGCTTGTGTCAAAAGGGATTTGTACGACAAAGGTATTATAGATAAATTTACAGATGAAGAGTGGCAAATACTTAATGGTTACATCGATCATGATAGAGATTATCTATTCACATATGCTGGCATTCGTCAGGTAGTTGATAAGTATCTCGTACAAGATCGTAGTACTAATGAAGTGTTTGAGACACCGCAGTTCATGTATATCATGATTGCTGCTACACTCTTCCAAGACGACGACAAATTCTACAGACTTGAGTAT